GCCGGGCTGTGGCGCTTATTGTTCGCCAGCAGCGGCTGAAATTAAGCCTGTCCGGACGGCTGGCAATAAAAATTATTGCAGAACCACCGGATAAGCGCCGCCGTGACCTGGACAACATTCTGAAAGCACCGCTGGATGCGCTGACGCATGCGGAAGTGCTCATTGATGACGAGCAGTTTGATGAAATCAATATTGTGCGCGGTCAGCCAGTATCTGGTGGACGGCTGGGTGTGAAGATTTACAAAATTGAGAGTGAGTGAGCGTAAATATGATATATCCGGAAATTACAGGCAAAAGCGGCGAACATTTACGCCTGAACACGCTGGAAGCAGTCTGGATCCAGGGGAAATTACGGATGTGGGGGCGGTGGTCGTATATCGGTGGGGGTAAATCCGGAAATATGTTTAACCGGTTACTGGTTTCGAAAAAGCTGACGAAAACAGCAGTTAATGAGGTTTTACGCAGCATGAAGAAATCCGGGCTGGAAAAACCGGAACTTGAGGCATTTTTTCGGGATATGACCAGAGGGAAGCAGAAGAGCTGGTTGTCACATTGTACAGACACAGAGGCGTTGATTATTGATCGCGTTATCAGTGAGGTGCTTGGGGAATATCCCGGGCTAATCAATATTCTCCGGCAAAGGTACGAAGGACGGGGAATGAGTAAGAGAAAAATGGCAGAATGTTTAAATCGTACTCACCCGGAATGGTGTTTCAGCACATGTGAGAAACGTATTGCAGGTTGGTTAGCCGTGGCTGAACACATGCTTTATGTACCTATGCACGATTCATTTCGATAAAAAAAGCTTGCTTTTTTACGCAGAAACAGCTTGAATTCCTGTAAGCTTCGCAAAGCTGTATCGCGAGGCGAAATGCAAGTTTTTTCGCACAAGGAAGCCACCGGAAGGTGGTTTTTTTGTGTCCGTAATATACAGCAGCGCAATAAATTCGCTGGTGGTTATTAATACCGTTCTTTCAGCTTGCTGGCTTTTTCGACAAGAGTTATTGGTGTGTCACGTTAACCGAAAAAGGGAAAAAGACATGCTGAAACAGCAGGATATGACAGAAACCGCCAGAGTGGTGTTTAATGAATTAAGCGTCACCGAACCGGCGACAGTCGGGGAGATTGCGCAGAATACTTACCTTTCACGCGAACGCTGCCAGTTAATACTGACCCAGCTGGTTATGGCGGGTCTGGCAGATTATCAGTTCGGTTGTTACAGACGCCTTCCGCAGTGAAGGCTTTTTTATTTGTGGTAAATGGGCGGCTGGTGGGTGTTAGGGGCACTCACCAGCCATCTGCTCATGCGTTGGGGTCACAAGCAAACCTCAGGCCCATCTGCTTTGCGCAAAAGCGGTATGAGCCTATCAGAGAAGTGCTTATTGATCTATGGCTAATACTGTAAAAATATCCAGTTGTGAGTTAATCAACGCCGACTGCCTGGAATTTATCCGGTCATTACCCGAAAATTCTGTTGACCTGATAGTCACGGACCCGCCGTACTTTAAAGTGAAGCCTGAGGGCTGGGATAACCAGTGGAAGGGCGACGATGATTACCTGAAGTGGCTGGACCAGTGTCTGGCGCAGTTCTGGCGGGTGCTGAAACCTGCCGGAAGTCTTTACCTGTTCTGTGGTCATCGCCTGGCATCTGATATCGAAATCATGATGCGTGAACGCTTCAATGTGCTGAACCATATTATCTGGGCGAAGCCGTCCGGACGCTGGAACGGGTGCAACAAGGAAAGCCTGCGGGCGTATTTTCCGGCCACAGAACGCATTCTGTTCGCGGAACATTATCAGGGGCCGTATCGTCCGAAAGATGATGGCGATGAGGCGAAGGGCAGGGCACTGAAACAGCATGTGATGGCCCCGCTGATTTCTTACTTTCGTGATGCGCGTGCTGCTCTTGGGATAACGGCAAAACAGATTGCAGATGCCACAGGAAAGAAAAACATGGTGTCGCACTGGTTCAGTGCCAGTCAGTGGCAGCTACCGAACGAAAGCGATTATCTGAAATTACAGTCGCTGTTTGCCCGGGTGGCAGAAGAGAAACATCAGCGGGGAGAACTGGAAAAGTCCCATTACCAACTGGTCAGCACATACAGTGAGCTGAACCGGCAGTATATGGAACTGCTGAGTGAATATAAAAATTTGCGGCGGTATTTCGGTGTGACGGTGCAGGTGCCGTACACCGATGTGTGGACGCATAAACCGGTGCAGTACTATCCAGGGAAACATCCGTGCGAAAAACCGGCAGAAATGCTGCGGCAGATAATCTGCGCGAGCAGTCGTCCGGGTGACCTGGTGGCGGATTTTTTCATGGGTTCTGGCTCAACCATAAAAGCAGCTATGGCGCTCGGGCGTCGTGCAACTGGTGTTGAACTGGAGGCAGAACGTTTTGCGCAGACCGTTAAGGAGATTAGTCACATCCTTACATGCTCAATTGATGACGGGAAGGATGGATAAAGATATGGTCAGTTCAGGCTGTGAAGCAAGTAGACAGATAAGGCTGCAATAAAAACTGACAATAGTAAAATAGCTTTTTCCCAGGTAGTCATGAATACGATCTCTTAAAGCGCCCGCTGATACCAGCGGGCAATACATACTGGCATTAATGTTAAGTTCAGGGATAATTCATCGTATTTTGTGGTACGACGCTATCAATATTAATAAACAGTATTTTTCATGTAAAATTTCTGTTTTTTTGATCTGATTCTCGTTTCCTGGGTTATGATGTTGTTGTGAACCATGCTGTTGAATGATAATGTTCGGGTATAAAATTGTTGCTGATATGTAGCGCAGTGAGCGGGTGGTATTTCTGTTGCTGAGTGTACGGATACAGTGCTTCCCTCCCTCAGCGGGGGGGCAGGTGTGCTGTGGTTTTAGAGACACCGGAAACGAGAATGATGCGGGTTTGCTGGTGCCGGGATAGAGTCGCCGGAGGTCATGACATAGAGCAAAAAAGGAATGTGCATGCAAATACACACCTCTTCGGAGAGCTCTTCTTTATATGGATGAGCCTCAAGGTCAATAGTTTATCTGTTATGTATTCATATGTTGTTACTTATATAATCCATACGGGCATATCATCAGTACACACATACTATTATGGCATTTTATTTTTGTTTTAACTGAATTCCCGGGGCACTCTTTTTGATTTCTGATAAGGAACCAGAATTTTCTGTTAAATGGTGTCACGTTGTAAATGGTTAATGGAAGCAGCTTATTATCCATAATCACACCTGAGTTAACAGGTGTGAGAATACTTCCGGGTGGCAGGAACACATCTGACTGATACCAGATTATCAACTTTATTTTACACCATACAGTTGAAAACGTTATTCCGCTTGATGGGCATATCACTGTGTCAATAACTATCCATTCCATCTTTTAACCTTCTCGGTACACATTGCTTTCGATTGTTTTGCTAAAAATCATAGTCAATAAATCAGTGTAACTCATTGATAAAGATCGTTTTCTTTGTCTTCCTGGGGTTTTCTTTTCTAATTTTGTATCACTTTGGTTCAAGTTGTTTCATTTTTTGTAATACAAATTAGCAGGATGAGCGGGAATATAAAAAAATCGGATGTTTTTGTAATGGATATTATTTTTTGTAAAATAATGTATTTTTATTTAAATCTCTATCAGAAAAGAATTTATTGTTCCTTTATATGGTGGAAAAGGTCATGGTATTTAAACACTACGATGTGGTCAGGGCGGCGTCGCCGTCAGACCTTGCGGAAAAGCTGACACACAAACTGAAAGAGGGCTGGCAGCCATATGGCGGACCGGTTGCCATTACGCCGTACACACTGATGCAGGCGGTGGCTATTGAAGGAGATCCACAGGTCGGCCCTTCATCTGAGCCGGACTGGTTCTACGTGGTTGTGCTTGCCGGACAGTCCAACGGCATGGCCTACGGTGAAGGGCTTCCGTTACCGGATTCTTACGATGCTCCGGATCCGCGCATTAAACAGCTGGCGCGCCGCAGCACGGTAACTCCGGGTGGAGAGAGTTGTACGTATAACGACATCATCCCGGCTGACCACTGTCTGCATGATGTGCAGGATATGAGTACGCTGAATCATCCGAAGGCAGACCTGAGCAAAGGGCAGTACGGCTGTGTCGGCCAGGGCTTACATATTGCCAAAAAACTGCTCCCGTATATCCCGAATAACGCGGGGATCCTGCTGGTACCATGCTGTCGTGGTGGTTCGGCATTCACCCAGGGCGCGGAGGGGACATTCAGTGCGGACGCGGGGGCCAGCCAGGATTCGGCGCGCTGGGGGGTGGGTAAACCGTTATATCAGGACCTGATTGCGCGCACTAAAGCTGCATTACAGAAGAACCCGAAAAATGTGTTGCTGGCGGTGTGCTGGATGCAGGGAGAGTTTGACATGAGCGCCGCCACCTACGCACAGCAACCTGCGCTGTTTACAGCCATGCTGAAGCAGTTTCGTGCTGACCTCTCCGTGTTTAACGCGCAGTGCCATGGTGGCAGTGCTGCAGATGTGCCGTGGATTTGTGGTGACACGACGTATTACTGGAAAAATACATACGCTACCCAGTACGACACCGTGTACGGCGGGTATAAAAACAGGGAGAGTGAGGGCGTTTATTTTGTGCCCTTCATGACAGACGGTAACGGTGTCAATACCGCCACTAACGCGCCGGCAGAAGATCCGGATATTCCGGCATCAGGATATTACGGTGCGGCATCGAGAACGAATGGAAACCAGGTATCATCAAACCGCCCGACACATTTCAGTTCATGGGCGCGCAGGAGCATTATTCCGGATCGTCTGGCAACCGCTATTCTGAACGCAGCCGGGCGCACCTCAGCCTTCATCAGTGGTAAGGCACCGGAAATCAAACCCTCGCCCGGCGGCAACACGCCATCGGGTCCGTCTGCAGATACGTCCGTTCGCACAATCTCCCTGCTGCCGGCAGCCGGAGAGGCTGCTGCGCAGGGCTGGAGCATTAAGGATGGCGGAATTCAGTTGTCAGATGGTGTATTTAAGATCACCAAGCAGAGCAATAAAACCTGGTCCCTGACGCATCCGGTGGATGACGCAATTACCCTGCTGACACAGGGCGGCAGACTGACCTGTAAGTTCCGCCTGTCAGGCGCACTGACCAACAATCAGTTCGGGCTGGGGATTTATCTGTATACGGATGTTCCCGTTCCTGATGGTGTGGCGATGACGGGTACCGGTAATCCGTTCCTGATGTCGTACTTCACTCAGACCACTGACGGCAGAGTGAATCTGATGCATCACAGGAAAGCCGGAAACACGAAGCTGGGGGAGTTCGGCGATTACGGTAACGACTGGCAGACGCTGGAGCTGGTGTTCACCGCCGGCAGTGCCACGGTTACTCCGAAACTGAATGGAGTGGCTGGCCCGGCATTCCAGGTTATAAAAGACAGTCTGACACTGGGACTGAATGCGCTGACGCTGACGGATGTTACAAAAAATGCAGCGTATGGCGTTGAGATAGAAAGTCTGGTGCTGGAGATAAATGCACCCGCAGCATAATAAAAAAAGCCAGCGCCCACTCTGAAGGACGCTGGCTAAAACGGGTAGATGTACTTCACATGATACTTATATCTGGCAGTACATTTTCTGACAGATAGTGACGGATGTTGTCAAGATATTGTGTCATTTATAACCTGAATCAGGGGTTGGTCGGAATGTTATCTGACATTTTTAGCAGAGCCTGAATGCCATAATCACGGCTCCCGGCGTTGGCCGTCAGTGGGTGACACTGGCGGCTTTTTTGTTTTTCTTTACTTTCATTTTCTGTCGGCGGTGACGGAGACATACATCAGATGGAAAAAATCACAACAGGTGTGTCATACACCACGTCAGCGGTGGGGACGGGATACTGGTTACTGCAGCTGCTGGACAAAGTCTCTCCGTCCCAGTGGGTGGCAATAGGTGTGCTGGGGAGTCTGCTGTTTGGCCTGCTGACGTATCTGACTAACCTTTATTTCAAGATTAAAGAAGATAAGCGTAAGGCGGCGCGGGGAGAGTAAAGCGATGAAGAAAAAATACGAACTGGTTGTTA